CTACTAGTATGACACATTAGATGGATTAGTATCTTATAGAGATCCTCTTTTAGAAGTTGACGGGGGAGGAGAATATGATGCAGCAAAGAAAACGGCGGCGGAAACATTTGATACCGCTGTAGGAAATTGTAAACAAGAATTTACTGATTTGGAAAGTTACCATAATGAAGAGATTGATAATGTAACATATATTATGACAGATGCTAATGCCTTACGAGATGATTTAAATACATGTAACTCTGAAATGTCTACAAGATTGACAGAATTGAATGCTAGAATTGGAAATCCCACTTATAGTGGAGGTCAATCATCTAATGGAACTGAACCTGGTATAAGAGTTTCAGCTCTTCCCGCTAAAGCTTCAGGGACATTGGTTCCTTATGGAAGAACAATATATGAAGCGGTAAATGTTGCTTTAGGTGATGATATAGGGTTAATTAATGAAGTTGTAGCAGAGGCAGACTCTTTACAGTTTAAATATAAAGAAGTTAGAGATAAAAGAAATGAATATGATATGTTGAAAGGGAGAAGTAAATATTATGGAAACTAATAAATGGAAAACAACTGAAGAGGAATTACCACCAAATCCAATGGTTAATCAATTAGAATCTTTGATTAAAACTGTAAAAGGAACTATTGTTAGTTTGAAAAAAGAAGTGGATACTTTAAAAGAAACTGAGGAAGAAAACGATGCCTGAGAGATTTAGAAAAGGTGGAGATGTTAGTGCTTTAACTCAAGCGATAACAGACGGAAATTCAGCTGATAGAGTGGCTCTGTTTAAACAGGCTGCTGCTGAAGGATCTTGGTTAGCGGCAAGTGTTAAGACTCCCCAGCTTTTAGAACCACTGATAGAAAATGTAACAGAAACGATATCAGCATATAAATCAGCAATGGAAACTGGTAAGACATTGCTGAATGCAAATAAAGTTTTTCTTATTGCAGCAATAAATCCATTATTTTTAATTCTAGATGAAATGATTTCGGAGGTTCAAAGACAAATTGATGATTTAATGGGATCAGGAATATATACTTTGTTCATTGATGGTCAAAATCCAAAATTATCAGTCTATGGTGTCAAAGCTAGAACACCAAAAATTCGATTAAAGAAAATAAAAACAGCTGGAATTTATGTTAATCCATTTACGAATAGAATTGAATTTTCAGCCCACCCAATTATTGATATTGATAAATTGAAAGCGGGGGAAGAGCTTGCAACCGATGCAGGTTTCTTTATGGGTGCTGATGTAGATCCAAAACATGCACTAGAGGGGCCTGAGGCAGCAGGTACTTGGCAACAATTTGAAAATAATCATAAAAATTATGTAATTTGGAATGGGAAGGTTTTTTATAATAGAGCTATACCTGGAGTATCTGGATCAGCTCAAGGAAAACCAGTTTTAGATAAAACGGGAGGAGAATATCTTGATCTTAATTTAGAAGATTATTTATGGAAAATGGGCGGACAAATGCAAATTTGTAAACCAAGTAAAATGATAGAAATAATGAATGCCGCTTTTGATGATAAAGGAGATGTGAGTAGGCCGTCAATATCAGGAGGTAATATGGCCGGAGCATTAATAATTCTTCTTGGTGTAACAGATCCAGCTAAATTATTAGGAAAAATAGCGAAACTTTATAATTATTTTGCGGATATAAGGCCTCTTAAAGATGCGATGGATATAGCTCGAGAATTAACGGAAGATTTGGATGCTTTAAGAGAAGAGAAGATTATTGTTACAAATTTATGTGCACCTAATCCTGGCAATATAAATCCACCAATAGAAAAGTGGCCTATAAAACCTGGGAAAAAATCAAACCTAAAGGCAGATCGAGGTATTTTTAAAATAGGAACAAATAGTGATAATAAAGAAAAATTTAGAAGAAGAGGTTATGACATCAATTCCAATAAGGATGATAAAGTATTTTTTAAAAATTTAAGAACTCGTGAAACGATGCAAATACTTTCAACTGAAACGGCGAGACAATTTAATGCTCCGACAACTATGGGAACTGATGAAACATCAAACGCGGAATGGTATGAACATATTACTCCTGGCGTGAATGCTGTTGCAGCAGAAACTAGTATATCTATGTTTACTCAAGGACAAACAGTAAGATATGAACAGGTGATTGATGTTTTACATGAGTCCATATTTCCAAATACTAGACCTGGTGATATTTTAGTTGAGGTCGAACTTGATGATCGAATGGGTCAACTTGATGATGAGGGGAAAGAGGCGAAACCTGATCCAGGCGGAGGTGACGCATTTAAGATTTTGAATTCCTTTGTATTAAAAAATGGAACAAAAATATTTGGGGAAGATGATCAAAAAGAAGATATAATGAAGAGAATTATGGAAATAAGATTCTGGAAAGCTAATCAAGAATCAGCTGGAAAACAATTGGAGTTATATTCATATTATAATAATAAAATGAAAGAAGGAAAATATGATGAAGAATTGACATATAACCGACCGTTGACAAAAGATGAATCATCGAGTGAACGTGAGAGATTGGAAGCTTCTGTTAATAAAGTGAAGTCTGCAAGATCAGAACAAGAAGAATTGATTAAATCAATTGAAAGTAAAATAGAGGGGTTAAAAACTTCAGGCTCTATTGGGGGAAGTTTCGACGTTAGTGAAGCACAACTGATCAGCATGGATAAAAAAAATGATAAGATAGCTGAACTGAAGGGAGTACAAAATCAAATTGGTGACAGGGAAAGTGAGATTGTACGATTGAATGATACGATTAAATTTGCAGAAAAACAAATGTCATTGTTTGAGAAACAAAAATCAAAAGAATTAGAAAATTTTTCAAAGGATCAGGCTGACGTAGAAAAATCACAAGATAAACAAATAGACGCAGAAGAAGATTTAAATGAATTAATAACAGACCTTACTAATAAAGAGCAAGAAGTATTAGATTATGAAACATCAAAGGCAAAAGAAATATATAATGAATCTTACAAATTAAAATATATAGAATTGAAAGCTAATGAAAATTCTGAAGCTGATTCAGCCACTGGTGCTAAAAATTATGCTACAGAACAATCAACTACACTTCTGGTTCAAAAGGCATTAAAAGATGATGAAACTTATGCAGAAATAACTCAAGAAAGAGACGAATTAAAAACAAAGAAAAGTTCAGCACAAAAAATTCTTGATGATGCAACAGAAGCAAATAAATTGGCTCATATTGTTCTTCCCTTGCCTGCAAATGTCGAAAAATATAACGCATGGATACAGGCAGAACTAGTAACTATTAATACTACTGAGAAGTTAAAACAAGAAGAACAAACAAAAATACAAGAGTTGGAAGCGCGTGCAACTAAAATTGAACAAGAACTTGTGATTTTAGAATTAGAGATAGCATCCAAACATAGCAGATTTGAGGATCAAATTCAAGCTTTACAAGTCGATCTTGTTAATGCAAATTCCAAATCTAATGCTTTAGAGGAAGAGCACCAGGATACATATATTGATTATCTTGAATCAATGAAGGAAGTAGATAAAATAGGACGTCCTACTATAGCTTGGGGAAATGTGCAAGCTAATACAGACAAAGATGCGGGGGGATTGCAGTCAGGTAATCCAATGGAGGCGGCATATTTAAAATGGTCTGGTGGACCAGATCCTCAAGGAGAAAGGATATGGAAAAATGCTTTAATGAAATTAACTACTGATGATCCTGATGGAGTATATCCAACTAAAGATCCTCCAGAACCAGACGAGTTGGATGAATTGACGGATGAAGAAAGCGCGTATGCCGCAGCAATGATATTAGAGGGGTCTGGTTTAAATCCCTCAGACATGAATGTTGATATGTTGAGATATTTTGAAGCTGTGTTAGATGGTTATCTATGGCTTCCTAACTGGAGAAATCAAGGTAGCGCCAATCTTCCCGCACCAAGAGTTTGTTCTGTTAGGGCGGTTAATAAGAATACTTCTAAAAAGGAAGATCTACCTGAATCTGTTTATCCTGATTTTTGGAGTTATAATGTAGAAGATATGATACCTGGACTTAGAGGTTTTTTGGAAGTAATAATAGATTTTTTAGAAGGATTAAAGGGAATTGGTTCAGGTTTAATTAAAAAAATAGAAGAATTGGTTGAATTTATTGAAGAAAAAATTATACCAAAATTAGAAAAAATATTAAAAATGATGGAAGAATTTTTGGAATTAATAACATTAGGAATCGTAGATGCTGGAATATATTTTCTTTGGATTCCTCCTGCAACCGGTGGAACTGATATGATAAGGAAAAAATTAACCAGCGCTGCTAATCCACCACCAGAAAATTTAGACTTTACCTACGCAATGATGGTACTTTTAGGAGGAACGGATCCACGTATGATTTCAAAAGTATTAGAAGGGGCAGGTTTAGTTTGATAACATATAAATATTAGTATTATGGCATATACGTTTTCATCAACAGAAAGAGATTTTAATTTAGAAAAAGCTTTGCGCTCTTACGAGTTTGGGTACAAGGTAGAGATTAATGACGTTTCTTTATCTTTCGCAAAACATCCTGTGACGGGGGATGTTCTTATGAAAGATAAAATAGAAGCTATTACACAGGGTATAAAACATTTATTAAAAACAAGAAGATATGAAGTTCCTTTTAATGCACAATTTTTTTGTGATGTTGAAGCTCATTTGTTTGAAATGGTTAATAGTGTTACTGCCCAAGCAATTAAAACTACTATTACAGATGCAATTAAAGAGAATGGAGATGGTATAGTAGAACTTCAAGGTATTGAATGTATTCCACGACCAGATCAAAATGGATACAGTGTTCAAATTACAGTTACACCAGTTAAAGAACCAATAACAATAACTATTACAGAATTTTTGGAAGTAGAATAAAATGGCAACAGAGAAAATAGATGTAACAGATTTAGATTTTGATCAAATTAAAGATAATCTAAAATCATTTTTAGGTAATCAGACTGTTTTTTCTGGTTATGATTTTACAGCTTCAGGAATAAATACGATTCTTAATGTTTTGGCTTATAATACACATTATAACTCATTTTATTTAAATATGATAGCGAATGAAATGTATTTAGGCAGTGCTTCTATAAGAAATTCAGTTGCATCCAAAGCCGCAATGTTAAATTATACACCAAGATCTCAAGTTGGAGCAAGTGCGACAATCATTGTTACTGTTGTGCCGGCGGGCACCCCCTCCTTTGTTACATGTGATAAATTTACAAAATTTAATTCAACAATTAAAGGAAAACAATATGTGTTCGCTACAACACAGGCATTTCAAATAGATAGAAGTTTAGCGGGGGCTTATGTAAAACAAATAGATGTAAAAGAGGGAGTCCCTTCAGTATATACATTCACTAAAAATACTTCAGATAAAGAACAAAGATTTGTGTTACCAAATTCAAATGTGGATATATCGACAGCAGAAGTTACTATTAAAGTATCTCCATCTGATGCAACATCTTATGCATATGAAAAGGCAGGAGATTTTACAGCCATATCTGGCACAGCAAATATATATTTTACTTCAGAAGTGTCTAATGGTAGATATGAAATTCAATTTGGTGATGGTTCTATTGGAAGAGCGTTAACACATGGAAACCAAGTTCAGGTTAGAGCATTAGTATGTAATGGAGCAGGACCCAATGGAGCTTCAACATTTAAATCATTAGATGCGGTGGGGGGATTTGATAATATTTCCATATCAACTTCAACCGCGGCATATGGTGGAGCGGAAAGAGAATCGATTGAATCAGTAAAATTTAATGCACCAAAAACTTTTTCTTCTCAAAGACGAGCGGTAACAGTAGAAGATTATAAAGCATTAATATTCGCAAATTTTCCAGATGCGGAAAGTATACAGTCTTGGGGAGGAGAAACTTCCGCAACTCCTGTTTATGGTAAAGTGTATATTGCGATAAAACCAAAAGGTGCGGAGTTTTTAACAACAGCACAAAGAAAAACGGTTATAGCGTTATTGTCTGACAGAAAAATGGTAGCAATTGAACCAGTAATAACTGACCCAATCATTTATAAAGTTCAACCAACAATAACAGTAAAATATGATTCCGCTTTAACTACAGGATCTTCATCGGCGATTGCGGCAAAAGTAAAAACTACAGTGCAGAATTATAATAGCACAGATTTAAGATTATTTGATACTAATTTTAAATTTTCAAAACTATTGACAAAAATAGATAAATCAGATGAATCTATTACTAATAGTCTTATGACACTTAAAATTTATACATCATTTATTCCCTCATTGCTTACGGCAGTAACCTATAGATTTTATTTTAATAATGCGATAGCACATCCATTTGATGGATATTTGGGTGCCATATCTAGTTCAAGTTTTACATATGCAGACACGGCTGGCACTTTATATAGTGGATGTAAATTAGAAGATTATAATAATGTTATAAGAGTATATAGAATGACGGGTACTATAAAAACTATAGTAAGAAATAATATTGGATCTATTGATTATGATACAGGACAAGTAACATTGGTGGCTTTTGCCCCACAAGCCATTACAAATAATATTGTTCACATATATTTTGAACCAGTTGAGGAGGACATGATTCCAGTAAGAGAACAAATTTTTCAAATTTTAGATAGTGATGTTATAATTAATGTTACAGATGTAAATATTTTAGAAAGAAGAAGTGTCACCGCAAATTCAACAACAACTACGACAACAACATATTAAGGTGATTTTTAATGGCTACAGTTAATAATAATATATCTTGTATTGTAGAAAATCAGCTTCCTGCGAGTTTTCGAAAAGAAAACTTAATGTTTGTTCAATTTCTAAAAAGCTATTATCAATTTTTAGAATCAATTCAAGTACATCTTAGCGCGAATACTGGCGCATTTTCTGAGGGAGAGGTAATTACAAGTGACACGAATAGTGCCACTGCTAAGATATTATCAATAGATACTTCTACGAATTTGGGAACCGGAGTATACTTGTATGTGTCACAAACTAATAATGTAATATTTGAAGCTGGTGAAACTATAACTGGTAGTAATGGTGCGACAGGGACAATACATCATTATAGAAGAAATCCATTAAATGCTTCGAAAGTTGCTCTTGATTGGAGTGAATTTCCATCTCCTAATAATGAATTATTTTATAATTTTAGATATGAATTTTTTGAAAACTGGCCAGAAGATTTAGATATTGATAAAAAAATATTCGCATCGAAAATTAAAGAAGTTTACATGGAAAAGGGTGATGAAAGATCATATCAAACACTCTTTAGAGCAGCATTGTCAACAGAAAGCGTAGACTTTTATTATCCAAAAGTTGATATGCTTAAACCTTCTCATGGAGCTTGGATTAGAAATATAACCTTACATGTTAATGATGAATTTGTAAATCGTGAATTTTTAGGTAGAACTATAGTAGGGCAAACTACTGGATCGAGTGCATTTATAACTTCATTAGCTCTTAATAAAGTATCTACTACGTATGTTACAGAGTTATATTTAAAAAATCAAATTGGAAGTTTTAAGATAGGAGAACTAGTTCAAGCAACCTCATTGAGTGATGATGGTTCTTATGCAAACTCTGCAGTTTTGGGAATGGTTTCTTCTAATCCAAACGCAAATACAACCACTATGATTACTGAGGGTAGACAATATACAAAAGAGGAAACTGTTCCTTTAATTGGTGGAATTGGTGTGGGTGTTGTTGCAAAAGTCGGTAGTACTACAGAGGATCAAGTCACAAGTTTACGAAGAATTAATAACGGTTCAGGATATCAAGTAGGAGATTGGGTAGATTTTGATAATACGTTATCACTTCCTACGGAAAGCGCGAGAGCGAAAGTTACAGAATTAGATCCATTTGCACTTTCTACTGTAGAAATAAGTAATGAGAAGATTTTTGAATTGGCGAATACTCATGTTATGACACTCTCTTCAGAAACAGATATTCCCATAAGAGAGGAATTTTTACTTTCAAATTATTTTATACAGAATAATGCGTCTCAATCAACAAAGAGGGGAGTTGTAGTTGAAGTATTGAGTAATACTGTTATTAGATATGCACCAACCGCAAATTCATCTGCAGATACAAGTCTGGCTTTTACTTCAGATGATACTGTTTATGCTTTTAGAAGAGATGGATTTGCATTTACTCCTACATTAATTTCTGAAATTGAAAGTGATCATCCATATACAAATTCTGTCGCAATAAATGGTGATTACGGGGGAATTTCTGCTAATGTGGGACACACGGCCATATTTCTTTCAAATACTAATACATCAACATTAGAATCTCTTACATTTTCAGATGTTACGGTAGGTAAAATTGAAACTATAGAAATAATGGATTATGGAAAAGGTTATCAATCAACGCCAACTCTTTCAATAGATACTAATTTTAATTACATAGAAACTAATGGATATCCTTCAACTGGTGGTCGATCTTATCCTATAGGACAGGATGCGGTATTTGTTGTTGATACTATGGGGGGAGGTGTTACATCAGTCCGCATTGATAATCCTGGAACAGGATATGGCACGGATAAATGGGGAACTCCAATTCCACCAACGTTTGATTTTACTGGTTTTGGAAATGGTCTTGCTAATGCTTCACTCATTGTGGATTCTGTTAGATATTATCCTGGGTTTTATGCGGGGGCGGATGGACAATGTAGTTCACAAAAGAAGCTTCAAGATAGTGTATATTATCAAGATTTTTCTTATGTTATAAAATCAGATAAATCAGTTGAACTTTTTAGGGATTTAATTTTAAATACAATTCATCCAGCAGGATTAAATATGTTTGGTGAAGTAATTATGAGAAATGATTTGGATCTGTCATTGTTTAAAACTGATCCAGCAACAACTGTCAATACTGTTGAGAATTCAAATGTTAATCAAAATATAAAATATAGATCCTTTTTACTAGTTTTTGATATTCCTATAGTGGTGCCTGTTCCTGAACCAAAATTTGATCTGTCTCATATTGAATGGACAACAGGATCAGATGATGAAAGAATTGATGGTGTTTGGTTAAGTGAGGCAGATAAGTGTGAAGTTAAGCATACAGCGACCACAGAACAGGTAATGAAAGAATCCTTTTTAGAACAAACATATGATGATGTTAGATTTTGGTCTTTGTGTCAGACATATTTTATAAAAGAAGACGCGGCTACAAATGATGGTATTACAACAAAATATGAAACTTCTTATTTTGATCTTTCTGGAGAAACAATCAGTTCTGTTGCAACATCTCACATACTTACTAAAACATATGAACCTAGTACATTAACAGTTTTTATAAATGATAAAATTATTCCTCATGCGGATATAACTCAAACTAGCGGCACAGCTTTCACAATTCCGATTACAGCATCAGCTTCACACACGGAACAATTGAGAGTGGTTGAAAGTTATGTTAAAATTAAAACTGATACAGATTTATGGTTGCGTAATAATGATATCGTTCAAATAGATGGTTTTCCAGAATTTAGTAATACTTCAATAACATTAATTAATCAAAAATTTATAATAAATAATATTGACCTCGCTGCAGATACAGGAATATTATTACAAGTAGATGGGCTACCAGTAAAAGATTATACAGGAGTAACAGTTTTAGATGATGTTTCATATAGAATTATTAGATTGTCAAAAGAACTTATTACTCAATCTACTATAGATAATTTATCATCAGAATATTGGTCATATTATAAAGATTTTAAGATAAGTGATTATAGATTTGATAGTTTGACAAATGATTTGCAAAATGTTGAATTTTCAAATTATTCTGCTAATACTGAAGTATTTTTTGATAGACAATATATTGGATTAAATGAAAATGTATTATTAGAAACCGCGTCCGGAGGTGGAAAAATAGATTTAATGGGCGATGAGACTTATGAATTAGCTTTAGAGGGCAGACCATCGAAAGGTTTTGTCGATAATCCAATTTTTGTGACAGATTATCAACTACATACAATTGATACGATAGCTTCTCGAAAAATAACTTTAGATCAAGATATAAGATATAAACTTAATCAAGGTAATTGGGCATATTCTCCATCACAGACTCCTGCATTATTTGGAGTGGAGAATATTTCCATTATGAAACGGACATAAATAAACATAGACTATAATAAAGGAATTAAAAATGCCAGCTTTAGTAACAAGAAAATTTAGAACTCATCAAGCTAAACAATTTAGAGAAGGTTTGGGTGAAACTATAGATTGGAGCGGATCGGACGTTTCAGGTTCTGAAGATTCAACGACCTTGGATGATCATATTTATTTGTATATTGGTAATACAACGGCATGGTCTGATGATAACGCTCCACCCACACCAAGAGATAGTGTATTTGAAAATACTCATGATTCTTGGGACTCCATGATTGCCGCGAAAAAAGTTACACAATCATATACTTCACATGTAATACCAAGAAATAATTGGACTTCAGGATCAGTATATGCGATGTATAAGGAAGATGTAGATACATTATATTCTAATACTGCAAACCCAATACATGTTATGACTACAGATTTTAATGTATACAAATGTATGGATAATGCTAATAATTCAACATCAACCTCGGTACCAACTTCTGTTAGTACAGAGGCTAGCGCGATAGAAGACAAATATGGATAGGATAATTATAAATGGAAGTTTTTGTATACAATTACTGCAGCAGAAGCATTAAAACTTGCACTTAA